GATATACTTCCATCTGGGTTTGCTCTATAATTTGTTCTACCCGTTATTGAATTTAAGGAGTCTAGTTCGTTTTGAACAACTACCGCTGGTTCGGGAGTAACTTCTTCCGGTGCTTTTCCTTCATCTGAGAGTAGTTTAGACAGTTCACTCTCTGCTGTTACTTGTGTAGCTGTTGCTTCGGGCTGCGTTTCTTCACCAACTTCCTTAAATACGTCGCCAGTCTCACCTTCAACTTTAGTTTGTTGTGCAGTAGTCGGTGATAAAAGGAATTGTTTACCCATTTGACCTAACATACTTTCATATCCGGCTCTTTGTGCCTGTCGTTGAGATGCGTCTTGGGCTATAACCCTGTTTATATCTCGTTGTGCTTCTGTGCCCATTTTACCTGTTGCTCTGCCTAATAAAGTCCCTGCTTGTCCACCTCGGACACCTTGCTTTGCAAGACTTGACTCTATCTGACCAGTAGCACTTTGTATACCTTCCGCACTTCCTTCGGCTATATCTTGTTTAAGCTGTAATAGTTCTTCGGGTGTTTTTCCAGTAGTATCGTAGAACTTCTTTTCCGACTCACCAACCCCACCCTCTGCTTTTCCTATAGCTTCTTGGTACGCCTTTCTTAACACGTCAGAAGAACCTAAACCAACGTTAAATTGTCGTTTTTGTTCCCCTAATCCTTCTGCACCTAATCCTGTACTCATTAAAAACTGTTTGTACGCTTGTGGGGTTGTGATGTCAAATTGTCTCGCCATTTCATCTACTTGTGCTTGACTCATTGCTTCTTTTGATTTTGATACATCGGAAGCAGACTTAGCACCTAACAAAGACGAACCTAAAAGACTAGAACCCATTATAACTGGAGCACTCATATTACCTTCCTCTCTAAAAGATATCCCGATAAATTCTCTTCTATTATTTTGAATTTCATTTTTTTATAGAATTGAAGCATTTTAGTGTTCGCCTTTTCTACAATAGTCCTAACCACTTTGACTCCCCTTAACCCTAATCTAAAGTTTTTAAGGAAAACAAACTTATCTTTCCCTAAATAATATCCACCATTTAAAAATCTATGATCTTCGAAATCGCTACATACAAAAAAACCTGCTAACTCACCATTTTCATACACTTTGTTCATCTTGTACATGGTATTATTTTCGTATTCTTTACATAACATATTTACATTCTCTCTATAAGTATCTTTCATTGTTTCCCACATAATGTCAGATAAATCACGTTTGCTCATCAAACCTCTTTGTTTCTTATTTTCTGTCCATGCAACTCAACCCTTTTTATTTCCACATTCCCCGTATTTACTGACATATTCCAGTACAACCATCGGCACATTCTATTAATGTTTACTATCCTATATATCGTCGTACTTTCTCCAGTTGTGCTAAAGTACATTGAGTTATAATATACTGGGTCGAAGATACTCCCCTTTAAAGTCAAGGAAGCATCTACTGGATAAGTAATATTATCGTCAGTAATAACACTAATATCAAGTGTGCAGTTTGTGCTAATCGTTATCCAAAAAACAAGCTTATTTATGAATTTAAAGTCTTTACTTACGTCTAAATACCCACTTTTAAGACTACCGATTATATCCTCACTTTTGTATTGGACTGTCTGATATTCTAACTCTATTTCCCCATCGTCTTGACCATTATAAAGTAAATCGTTCATAACTTCTAAAGTAACCGGATAGGAAACGTATGAAGTAGTCTTAATATAGTTTCTTGACCAACCTTGTGTTCTTATGTCAAATATATACTTAATCCCATCTATTGCTAAAAAGTATCTATTATCATAAAACGCACTATCTATATAAGTATAATTCTTTAATTTTAGATCAAGAGTCTTTCTTATGTTTTGTCCCCAATTCTGTGTAGTGATATTGTCAATAACCGTAACAACAGGGATTTCACTTACCCCAGTAATCATTCTTATATCGTTAAGACTTGAAGCGAATATCAACCCACCAACGAAATTAGCGAAAGAGGGCATACGCTGTACTGTGTACCCACTTTTCATACCAACATTAGCCCTTGTAGGTCTTACAGACGTGACATCTGCATCACTATCCCAATCTAATATGTATATGTTCCTTTCACTACCGACAACAACCTTTGAAAAGTCTATACCTAGACCAACAAGGGGTGTATTGTCGTTTCCATAATTTGCCACATCAATAAAGTTAGCTAAATCCCACACTTCCACGCTTGTGTCGGTCTTAAACGCCTGTGTTGGGTACATATCAACCTTTACACCGTACAATGCTTGGTTTGCTACCCCTAAATGGTACGGTTTAGGCAAGGCATTGTTTGTGGCTGGTATCGCAGCACCTAAAGCACCATCTGCTGTGTCGTCTAAGTATGTAGTGGTTGTGTTATCGGCGATTGTAGCAACAAGTTTTAAATCAGAACCACCAGCATCTGTTCTGTATAGCTTCCTAGAGGTCGTTCCCGAATATCCTAAAGGCAATGTGAGTGTTATTTTACTTGAAGATACTGTCAATGTGTTTGATACACTTCCGATAACTTCTTCACCACCCGTCGTTACATACGTTAAAGCGTAATAATACGCACCGTTAGGGTTTCCTGCTGTACTTGCATCTTTAGCAACTGGTGATCCCATTTCTGCAACAACACCCAAAGCACCATAATATATATTTACGTTATCTTTACCATTTGATATGAACAATTTATCCTTATATACTGCAAAACTACACTTTCCAGTAGTTAAACCAGACTTCAAAACTACTTCTGTGGTAGTAGCACCCTTATATATTACCCCATTAGTTACTGCGATATATTCGGTGGTTAAAACATTGCTTAAATTGAGATATTTGTACTCAAACAATCCGTCAATGACCGAAGAACCGATAGTATTGGCTAAAGAAGGGCATAATATCTGTGCTACACCCTTGAGTGCTGTATTTGGGAAGTTAAAGTTTGACATATTGACGAAATACTTAAAATCTACCTGTTTGGGATCTTCGTCGTTCTTTAATCCACCAAAATCCTCTACTATAATGGAAGCATTTTGTGCTGTTTTCATTGTTTCCCTTTAAAAAATAACATTCGCTCCGTATGCAAGACCACTCTCATTTACGGGGTTGGGTGGCCTAGTGCTTACTCCCTGTCTACCGCTATAATACCCTTTCAAGACTTCAAGTCTGTACTGTTTGTATAACTTTTCAGAGTCTATCTTGTAAAAACCAGCCCTATCAGCATCAAGTTTTAATACAAGGTTGTACGCTGCTGCTTTGATTATACCTTGCATGTGTTCGTCACAAGGTTCAAGAACTCTCGCAAGTTCCCCAGCAGAAATACTATCGTCGCTTTCAACTGTAATTTCGATAGGTAGTCTACAATAATATATAAATAAGTTGTTCATTGTAACGGTAGCATCTTCTAAATGACTCGCAGCAGTTGTCATTTCAACGCCTCTTACACAACCGTATAAATTTGTAGCATCTTTATAGGAATATAATATTTTCTCGCTGTCAATAGTTACTCGTCCATTAGAAGCGACAAACCCTGTCGTACTTGTGATAGGAATTGTAGTAACAGAGTCATTTATTCCTGCGGAAAGTGTTGAGGTTGGTGCTGACTCGCTGTTTATTGGGCTGATATTAAAGTATTGCGTATGTCCAGCGTTCCATGACATAAGCCAGTTGGCTATACCACGCATAGGTGAATATCTAAACGTGTTAAAAGTATCGGCTTGACCTTTCATGTCCATACCGAATATAGTACCTTGAACGATTACTGCCATATAGAAATATGCCTCACTTCTTAAAGCAAGTGTAGGTGCATTAATGAATATTGAATTTGTGGTGATACCAACGGAATAAACGTCTTGTATTCCTTTAGTTACCGCAGAATAATCACGCAACTGGAACATTAACTCGTCTACATACTGTTGGTTTGTAAATAAAGAGTTAGCTGCTTTACTTGTAATATCATCTAGCGTTCCAGCTTTAAACGTCAACATTCTCAACGCTTCTTGTACGTTCATAGTTACCTCAAAATGGTAGAGGGGACAGGGACGGGATAAACCCTATCCCCCCTTAGTTTTTTACATTATATCCCGATTGCCATATACGACCCGACTTCGCTTGAAGTGGTAATAACGGTAACTGCACCATCTGTGTTTGACAGAGGTAACGTCTCGTTATACGTTGACTGATTGCCTGAAACCGAAGCACCACTTGGTGTCAAAATAAAGGTTTCAACTACGTTCAAGTCAGTAACTATTTCTCCAGTAGTAACACTATCAGAGTCATAAGTACCAAATACAATGCGTTTCGGTCCTGCGTGTACTTCTTGTCTCGTGTGACTAAATGCCATTGTACTCCTCCTTATAGTGCTAGTGCAACTCCGACCCATTTACCGAATAAATAGAACCCTCTGTCAGACTGGGTACTGTTTACTCCAGTAGTTTCTGTGAACATACCAACTGTGGTTGAAGATATTGTCACATCACCAGTATCTTTAACGGTCGTTAAACCTATCTGGATACGTCCTGTGTTACCTAAAACCGTGCTTGTAGTATTAACAACCGAACACAAGCCTTCCGTCGCTACAAACCCATAATAATCTTTCGTAAACGCTATTTGCGGTACTGCTGCCTTGATAGCGTTTGCAGTAAGAGTTACTGTTGGTAGTTTGCAACGTACTTCACCAGCACTTGTGGTTGATATTTCTATCGCATACGTTCCATAAGCAGTCAACGCAATAGGTGCTTGAATATAGGTATATTCAGTCATTGCGGTGTTGCTGTCGTCAAATACTACGATCTTCATTCCAATAGGATATTTCCTTGCAGAAGTCGGGGTACTTAAATCGTTCCACGACCCTATACCTAAAGGATTTACTATCGTTTTGTTACCTGCTAGTAGAGGCATAGATACAAACAGTCCTATTGAAAACATTACTACTAATCTCTTAATCATTTCTATTCTCCTTGTTTAGTTTTTTTCAATTATCCGATATTTTTTGCAACTGCCATCAAACGTCTGTTCAAGTTGATTAACTCACCTGATACAAAGTTCTGGTAGCTGTTGGTTGTGGTGTTCGAAATACGAACCTCACCATCAAACGGTGACTTCTTTCCAAACCCGTAATGATACCAAAATTCCATGATACTTTCAGGGAACATTGTCAACCAGTTATCGGTCGTTCCTGCTGTTCCTGTGCCTGGTGCATCTGCATCTGGGTAAACATCTACTCCGTCAACAGTAAACCCTACGAAACCAGCTTTTATCATCTCACTTTCGTTTAAGAAGATTTGCTGATTCTGCAACGCAGTTTTAAGCTGTGAATACACAAGCCCGTTACACGTTGACATTATTTTCTTGCCTTTACCATATCCACGAACACGAAGCCGAAGATCAGTAGCCATTTTGTTGAAGTTATCGTAAGAAATGGTTGTGAAGTCAGTATCATCGTAGATAAGCGGTAAAAACGCATCAGAAGCATAATCGGTATCGGTAAGACCACCGTATGCTGTGCCGGAAGCAGCTGCCATATCTTGAATTCCTTGAAAGTTCAACGCATTGGTCGCTGTACCATTAAATGCAATGTTCCATGTACGAACTGCGTCCTGCAAAGAACCTTCAATCTTCGTTTTCATAAACTTAACAATTTCAAGTGGACCAGAAGCTATGTTATAATCAGCTAGTGAGAAATTGGTGTTGAAATTGAAGTATTTCCAGTTGAATATCTGGTACTGCAACTGTTGCGAAGGTGTTACGTCAAGATTTGCACCTGCACCAGCGATAAAACCCTGTGAAGCATTTGCAATTAACTTAATCGGGCATTGAATAAACAATCCACCGACTTGCTGTCTTTTCTGTGGTCCGGTTACAATCGAAGTTAGTTTCGTTTCTCTTTCGAGTGCATCGGGTACTAATTTATTGATCTTAGCCAATACTGCGGCTTGTAGTTCATTGGTCTGTATAGCCATTTTCTATCTCCTATTTATTAGGAGAACGCTTTAACGACAACATCGTCGAATGAGTCGCCTCCTGTTGATTTAGCTGGTACGGAATCGCTTCCACCAACTATCTTTTTGCCATGTATCTTTGTTAACTCTTGCAACTGTTCCTTCTTCACTTTTTCCGAGTAAAGCTTCTCAATATCACCTGCATACTTGTCTTTAAAGAAAGCATACAACAAATTAGGTGGTACTTTCGATTCCATCGCTTCACTCATAAAAGCTTTTTGTATATCATCGGTGAACGTAAAACCAATTTCATCAGAGTATTGTTTAATTTTACCGAAGTTATCAGCAATAGATTTCTTTGCAGTTTCTACTTGTTCTTTCTGCTCATTTTCTTTTTGCTTACTTTCAAGCGTTTTGAGTCTAGTGTCTCTCTCTTTGTGTGCTTCGATCTGTTCCTTTGTCCAACCCGGAAAATCTCTTTGTGCTTTCTTCGCTTGTAAATCGTTAAAGAAATTCACAACTGTCGGGTTAAACTCGCTATCCTCTAGCCATTCAGAAAGAAACGTGCCATTAGAAACAACTGGATTGTCGGGGTCTTTGAAACTTTTTAGTTCTTCAAACACTCCCTTTATCTGTTCTTCTGTTGGCTCGACACCAAACTGCTTAAATAACTCCGTAACTTTCCCCACTTGTATTTCAAGTGCGGTGTGTTTTTCTTTAAGAGGACTGTGTACTTTTTCAAGTTCCCTGTATGATTTATACAAACCATTAGGATCTTTTTTCCACATCTTCTCGTGTCTCTCGTCTTGTGTCCAGTCATTGACTTCCTGCTTCGGTTCGGTTACAGGAGTGTTTACCTGATCCGCACTTGCTTGGGTTGTATCTACTGGTGGTTTTACTTCTTCCGTTGTGTTTAATGGATCCATTTTGTTTCTCCCTTTTCTTGTTCAGGGTCATACCCCGTTTATTATGACTACTTACCAAACGGATTAACGTTGTTGATAAGTTCGTCTATGTCTGATTCATTCAAAGACCTAGCCCTTTCTAACAAGAGCTTCCCTGCTTGTTTGATCTGATTGGGGCTAAGAAATACTGTACCAAAATCTCTTGGGTCAACAAACCCCGACTGTGGTAGTTTGCTTTTACCTTGAGAGTAACCCATTTCCTTAATTACATCATCTTGCGTTGACATATTTTATGCTCCCATTTGACTTTTTACTGCGTTCATCATTGCATCGTCTCCACCTTCACCTACGACTTCTTCTGAGACTTGCTCCTCTTGTTCTGCACCTAACAAAGACTGTGCAATCTGTTTAATCTGATTAATGTCGTTACTAGCCATAATCTGCTCTAGCCCACCCTTAACCATTTCCATGTGCTGACCATGTGCTTCGGGACTCATTGCCATTCTAATTCACCACCTTTTTATGTTTATTGTTTTCTTCTTCTAATATCGTTCCAGCTATCTCACGACCCTGTGCATCCTCAACAGGATTAGCGGATATTTTACCTTTAGCTACTGCAACTATATCTTTAACGTCTGCCTTGCTTGTCACCTCACCTACTGGAGTGGTTTCTAACGTGTCTACTGCACCGTCCAATCCTACCATACCTAGTAATTGACCAACTGCTACGTTATGACCTTTCTGTAACGCACCTAACAAGTCAGCAGCAGCAGCCATTATTTGTGGATTAGATATAATATCTTTTAACGATATTTTCTTTTCAGAAGTTTCTTTTTGCTTCTTCGTAATTAACTGTACAATAGCCCTGTAATTAGGTACATCTTTCGCCCTTAGATACATTTCCATAGCATCTGGGTCATTAAGATTAATAGCACCTATCTTTATAATGTCATCAATTAGCTTAGAGTTCTCACGTCTTGAACGTGGTACATCAAGGCCAGCCGATACCCTTACTTTAAATTTCCAGTTATTGTCAATGGTAATCTCTTTAGCAACCTTGCCAGCTTCGTCTATTAATTTAACTGTTCTTTTATCGCCACTCTTACCAAACTCTGCATAATTCATTCCGTCAGATACGGTACTTAACTTAATAAGTCTTTGTACGTTATAGTTACTTTGCACAAGGTTTAGTATCTTCTCGCTTTGATCTATCTTATAGTTTCTAAAGTTACGTTGTAACGATCTGATACAAGTCAATGGGCTTTCTTTTATCTGTTCCAACTGTTCAGCAGAGTTTACCCCTGTCGGTTGCATACCAGATATAAGTAAATCGTTTATATGTGCTGTCTTGTATGCTTCGCTTTCTAACTGTTTAATTAATTCTAGTAATTTCAATCCTTCTGTAATAGCACCATTGTTAAGTATAGGGGGTATTTTAGTCTCACCAAACATCTCGGTTGAAGGAACAAAGGTCATTGGGTTTTGTACGAAGTCACCCTCTTTCACTATACCTTTTAGTATGTCCGGTAAAAGAACTGTATTAACATGATTGTACATCAATATTCTTAAACGTGCATAAGCACCGTTTATCCGGTCTTGTATAGGGATTAAATCGTCTATCTCTGACTTACCAACGAAGTTACCTTCGTTTACTGGCTTAAATATATCTATGTTGCCTAAATTAACAAAGCTTTCCGGTGCTGGTTTATCTTCAAATATAAGCTTCTTGTTCTCGTCTTTAGCAAACATAATCATACGTCCATAAGGATATTTAGCTTGTCCTTTCTTCTTTACGTTCTCGGACTCGTTACTCTCCCCCTCAACTGGTGCATAAACTGATCCGTCCATGATAAACATAACAACTAACTGGACTACTTTACTGCTCTCTATACCGCTTGTATCGTACACATAAGATTGAGAAGCAAACTCGCCTTGGCTTATATTTACAACCCCTTTCTGGTTACCTTTCATTACCTCTGAATAAGCAACTGCAATTGAGTCTATCTTCTTACATACTTCATCATTATACGTTCCATCTGTATTCTTTCCATATCTCTTCTTTAATACAAGGGGGTTTAACTCTATCTCATACCCTTGGAACGTGCAATCAGCTATATTGTGTGCGTTTTTATCCCATCTGTAATTCTTAGGGTCTATTCTTTTTATACATACTTCACCTCTTGGGTCTTTATCTGTTTCTATTGTTACTTGCGACAACCCCATACCTGATACTTGCCCGTCTCTCATAAGTATCTCGTCTGTTTCTGACTCGTTGTTCATCTCAAGTATGTTCTTTAGCTCATCGTTTAACACATCAGCATAAGCCTGTATGTCCTTCATCTTCTCAACACTTACAAAAGAGTTAAGGACAGGAACTACTTCGGTAGTGTACTTAATATCAAGTGCTTCTGAACCCTTTACATCAATGATACGCTTAACTATATTGCAAGTGGTCTTGTTCTGTCCGGATAGTTTAGGAACATTGGGAGCATAGTCACCATTGTAATATGTATAGTTTTTGTGAAACTTAGTAGCCAAACATTCCGATTGGTTCTCCCATAAATCCCAACATAAATCCCATAGTGCAGACATTCCATTAGGTTCGTCTCCGTCACCATTAAACAGTTTCTTCACTCCGTTAGCTATTTCCTTGTAGTCCATTATACCCTCTATTACCCGTATACTTCATATCTTTTAGCTTTCAAACTATCGTCTTTCCTTGCTTGTGCAACCATTTCTTTATGGTAACTACGTCCATTGGCTATCTCTCGTAACGAACTATCAACCTCTTTCTCTATCTTCTTGCCTAACTCATCACTTGCTCTTTTCTTGTATATCTTTGACATACGTTCTGCTTCACTAAACGAAGTCATTTTATACCCTTCTCGTTCCTTAGACCTTAGAACAGCAGAACTAGATACCAACATACCCAAACCATAGTCAAAGTAAGTGTTCCATACGTTCCTTGATTTACCACCCCAGCCTCTTTTCCAGTATAGCAATGTGTCAAAGTCATACCTAGCGTTAAAGTATTCCCTAAACCATAAAGGTATGGGAATATATACTTGCACATACTTGTTACCGAAGGTTACACTCTTATTTACTACGCATATATCTATATAATGGACTACATCGAATACTATGCTTCTAATCTTCTTCATCACTCTTGCCTTCAAGTTTAACCATCCTTTGCAATAACTTACTGTCCTCTTTACGCAACGTCTCTATAAGTCCATTCAATGTGGCTATACGTCCTTGTGTATTCTTTGGATCACGCCACCCTCTCAAGTCTCTTAACAGTATCTCTAAGTTACCTACCCTACCTGATAACTTACCTAACGCAGTTTCTAATTCTTTTAATTCCATATATATCTCCCGTTTTATGTATTTAGCTACTTGCTTTCCTAACTATATCCTGTATAGCTTTAGTATTAATCTTAGGTGGCTCAAAGAAGTACGTCTTTTTAAGTAAGCTTTCAATGTAGTCTACTCGTTTCTTTAACTTATCCATTTCAGCGTATGGGTTTACTACTTCTTTATTCTCAACCTTCTTTTCTACTGGCTTCGGTGCTTCCTGTGCTTCCGGCACTTTAGGCTCGGCCTTAAGTTCATCTTTCTTGTTCATCATAATCTCCCTAGTTTATTATTTTCGGCTTTGTCGGATCAACTGTTATAACTGGCACTAATACGTTCAATCCTAACGCCTCACATATTGACTGTATATCTTTCTCCGCTTCTTCTTTTGTTAAGTACAGGTTCTTGAGCGGGATTGCAATGCCTATAAACGAGAATACTATAAAGAATACAGGTCTTGCCTTGTTACTTAACTTCTGCACTTCGACCTTTTCTTGTATCATAATCGTTTGTAACAAGTCTAAATTTACTCTTACCTGCTTACCTGCCAACGCAGTTAAATCTACTAACATTCTACACCTCCCGTTTTAAGATATTTGGTTTGCTGTATCTGCATCATCATGTGGATGTACGTTCCTATAATACAATGTCTGCCTTATTCTCTCTTCCTTATTTCTATCCCTAGCTTTCGCCATGTACTTAGATAGCCCGTATTGTGTACTATTACAAGTGTGGTCATGCTCTTTAACTGGCTCAACTCTAGCTGACTTCTCGTTCCATGTATATCCTTTATGCTCTGTAATGTGCATAGGACAATTATCTTTATTAATAAATAGAGTGTTACTTGAAAACCTTGTCCTTATATGGCTTATCTGGTTCTCAACGTCTTTCTTCGCATCAGCTACTGGTATTCCGTTCCCTTTATACTCTCTTTTGACTTGACTAGCTGGGTCTATTCTAAACTGGCACCTACTTAGCGATATACCCCATTGGTTCAGCTTGTACTTAATCTGTTGTACTATCTCCGCTACTCTACCATCATGGTTGTACACTTCATCAAAGATATGTGCTACACCCCTATCATCTACCGCTATGAAACTAACTGCTGTATATCTTCCTGTATCTATCCCGATATATATATTCCACCAATCAGATATGAAACCTTGCTTCATCTCTACGCAATGTGTCAGTACGTCAAACTCTTTGTATATAAGACCCGTATAATCCTCAAAACTAGCTTCATACTCTTGCCTAAAGTATTGAGGTGCTAGTTCAGCCCTTGCCTTTTCTATCTCTTCCTTATCAGCGTACGGGTTCTCTTCTGTCTTAAAGCTAAATGAGGCATAGTCTGGATCAGCACTTATCATTCTGTTATCAATAGTCCGGTACGCTAAATCGTTGTACTTAGCATCTTTGATATACTGCTCGTATAAATGGTTGCTCTTACCTTTAGGAGTACCGATAAATGTAGCCCAGCCCTTACTAATTGTGAGCATAGGCCTTACAATCTTAGTCCATACTTCTCGCTTAATATCTGCATACTCATCGAGTACAGCTCCCATTAGGCCTACACCTCGTAGACTATCGGGGTTATCTGCACCCATTAACCGTATCTCGCCATTATTAACTAGCTTAATGAATAGATCGCTTTCGTTCTTGTCTTTCCTTAATTCAGCAACTGCGTAGTATTTAAGCATCTCCCACGCAATTAGTTTCGCTTGTTTAAACGAGGGTGCTATGTACCAATACTTTCCGCCTGTTTTCAAAGAACACTTTAGCAACTCATTTACTGCGTATATTGTCTTTCCGAACCTTCTACCGCATACTATCGTTTTATATCTATGTGGGTCATTATGTAAAAGTAACTGTCCTCTATGTGGTCTATAAGGTATTACTATTCGGGTTTTAGCCATGCGACCTCAATAGCCTTTCCGTCCTTACCAGAATGTTCAATCTTTTGTATATGTTGCCAATCACCCTTCTTTCTATTGCATAACCAAAACATACAAGCAACAGCATCAGGTGGATAATGCCTTTCAATATCTTCTGTAACTATATCCCCATTACTACAAAATACCTTAGTTTCTCTATGTGTATATCCATTAGCTCTCTCAAATAGTGACCTCTCTACCTCTGAATCAGCTATTGCCTTACCCTTTTTTATAATGTCCGAAAACTCTTGACTTTCTTTATATAAACTTAAAGAACTCCTTGATATTTTAAACACTTTTGCCATTTGCTCATCAGTAAAGCCACGTTCACATAATAGCTTTAATATTTCAAGGTCTATGGTATCTTTCTTAGATGGTCTACCCATTAACTTAGCTCCGATACTATTGCTTTTAGTTCTTTATCTTCTGTATGCTTTTGAAACCAAGTCTTATACTGTACTTTAGGTATGATGCTCTTTAAGGGATCAACCTTAATTACAAACGCAAAATAGAATGCCCTTAATGTTAGTAATATAAAGGCATATACAACAGTCATGAATATAATAAACCTTACTAGATCATTTTCCATTAGACAATACATTCCCTTTATTTAATAAAAGATATTTAATATTTTCACCTCTCAATATCCGGCATCGGTAGAATTGCTATAACGAACACTCCAGTCTATTGACAAATAAAAAAAACGAGTGCCGACCTATAATTATTTGATTCTATTCCTATTTTACGCATTATTCCCTTCCAAGTCTAATTAATATCCCACCATATTCCTTAACTATTCTTTTAATGGCTTCACGAACTAGTTTTATATCTTTCTTACTTAATTTGTTCATTATCCACACACCTTCCTTACAAGGTTAAAGCAACACATCAAACTACATAACTTATCAATGCTTTTACGCATTTTTACCTTCTGCCTCTTGGTGAGAGGACGTTTACCTTGCATCTTGACCTTTTTCTTTTCGCTTCGGATCGTAACCCTTGTCTTTTATAGCTGATGGCCAACCCTTACTGTCTTTCATTGTTACTCCTAATAGTTTGCTGATTAAAGAGTAGTAAGCTTAATCCTAAATCCCAATCAACTAGAGAAATAAGTCTAACTCCGCTACCAAACTACGTTAATTAAGGCACTCCGTCAAATCCCATAGGCAATTTTTTCACCGAAACAGGTTCGCCATTCAATATGGTAGTGTATAACTTCGGCTCACTATACATGACGTACAAACGTGCCATTAAGATATATTTTCACCGCATGATACCCGGCATCGGTAGAATTGCCATAGCGAACACTCCGAGGTATAGCGAATGAAAAAAAGCGAGTGCCAACCTATAATTGGTTGAAATCTGCCC